ATGGAAATATTACAACAGAAATGAATCATGTCTTGCGCTATCAAGCAGTGATGACAAAAACATTTATTTATAGTGATCAAGAATATGAAACACTAGAAACTAAGGCAAGAAGTGAAATGGTAACTTCAAAGCTTGATCACCAGATCACATTTAATCTAGATTTGAATAATCAAGTTTTTATGCCATTTAAGAACTTTAACTTGGGAGATTACATCTCATTTAAACATAACAAAAAAACATATGATACGGTTGTGACGGGACTTGTTTTTAAGGATACGCTCAAAGTTGCTAAGATCACACTTGGAGAATACCGAGTGAAATTAACAGAAAAGGTGCAATTATTGAGTAAAGCTAAATCACAGCAGGTGAGTCATATTTCAATAACAAATACTGATTTAGATGGAGGAGAATTTTAATGGGTTTACAAAAAATTACATTTGAAGGTGGGAATGTCACAGCAAAAGTTGATGCAGATTTATATCATTTCTTTAATTCATATGATGTTGGTATTTTAAAGAGTTTGAAGAATGAATGCTCGATGACACTAGCCAACAATACAATTACATTTCAAGATGGTTATGTTTCAATCTACGGTAGAGTCATTTATATGGAAAATCAAACAACTATTGGTGTGACACCAGATTCAAGTAAAAGTGGATATGTCATCTTAGGTGTTAATACATCATCCAATGAAGTAAACCTGTATTTAAAAGAACAGACAGGTGGTTATCCATCGCTGACGTTAACTAACTTAATAAATAATGATGGCCTTTATGAATTTGTATTGTGTGCCTATACTAAAACGACAACATCTGTTACTTTAAACCAAGTCTATCAAAGGAAATTTATCTTAAGTCCCAAGACGATTATTGATGATCTAGAACAAAGATTATTAATTAAATACATACCACAAAGAAAGACCCTAACCAAAGTATCAAATGGTGTATACCAGTTCTTTGGAACAAGTTCAACTGAACTCATGGAATCATTAGTCTATGTATTTATCAATAACACGACAGTGATTAGTTTTCCAGGAGATAGTCTGTTTATACATGTTGGATCAAATAGAAATGTGAGTTACAGATATGCTGGAGGGGATTATTCACTTTCAGTTGTTTATGAAAATGGTGTTGTCACATTATCTTGTGGTAACACAACGCACAATATTACATCAGCTTACTTAAAAAAATAAGGAGGAAGTACAATGGCAACAATTCAAATTAAAAGAAGAACCTCTGCTGGGACTGGTCCACTCGTTGGAACAACCGGTAGTGTAAAAGCCGGTGAACCATTAGTTGATTTTACTGGTGAGCATCTCTATATTGCAAAGGCAGATAAAACTGCATCTGTATCCGTGCCACTTGCAGATAGTGATTATTTAAAAATTCCATCTACAAGCAAGGTAGATACACAAATTGATACAAAAATTACCGCTTTGGGTTTAGGGACAGCTGCGACCAAAAATACAGGAACCGGCAATGGTAATGTTCCAATACTGGATGCGAATGGAAAACTCGCAGATAGTGTTGTGCCAAAGATAGCAATGACAAATACGTTTGTAGTAGCTTCTCAAACAGCAATGCTAGCTTTATCAACTGCTCAAGAAGGCGACGTTGCGGTTAGAACCGACTTAAACAAATCCTTTATTCTTAAGGCATCACCCTACTCAACGCTCGCAAACTGGCAAGAACTTTTAACACCAACCGATGCTGTAACAAGCGTAAATGGATCAACTGGTGCTGTTACAATTACGCTTGCAGGTTTAGGTGGTGTTGCATCATCAACATATAATACCCATGTTGCAAGCAATCTTCACTTAACGGAAACACAACGAAATGTTATTGCAAACATCATGAATTCAAGAGTAGTCAGTGGTGCTGGATCTGATTTCTCATTATCACAAGCAGCATTTGATGCAGCTGTAATTGGAAGTGGACTTGTGATAAATCAAGTCATTGATTCTAACTACACACCGCATATGATTAAATATTCACTCGGTATTGATTCAAGCAAAGTATTACAGCCGTCATCTATTATTGATGGTGGGACTTATTAATGGCTATCATTCGAGTTAAAAGAGGAACAGCTAAACCCACGACTGCACAGCTTAATTACTTAGGAGAATTAGCATTTGATTATAACAATAATGCTCTCTATGCAAGAACACCATCTTCAGTTGTCAAAATTGGTGGAGAATTAGAACTCGTTTATTCATATGAAGGATATGCTTATACTCATACTTTGTATTATGCTTTTGATCCAGATTACATTTATAAATTGCACATCATTTCTTCAACATATGGTACATCAGCAGATATTTCAGATACTTATTTCTACTATAGAACTGCAGCATCTTCAACTTTGCTTGGTAGCTATTTGAACTATCATGCAAGTACAGAAAGTAGCGTGTATCAGACAAGAAGTGCTAAGAATACAACTGTTCAGTATATTGAAGATAGTTATGATTCTGGACCAACCATAACAAGTGGGATTACAAAAGTGATTTCATTTGATTTGTCACCTACATTTAATGCATCCTTAAGTGATAATGTTCAATGGAATGCTTATGGGAAAAGTGTCACCACTTTATCAGGACAAGGTGATACTACGATTAAATCATGCGATTTTGTGCATTCAGTCAACGGAAGTTTAGGACAAATATATATCAACACAGGTTTAAATCTTGGTTCACCAGATAGTCTATCAGTTTCAATTTATCGAATGAAAAGAAAGTAGGGATCTTATGGCAATTATTAAAGAGTTAGATACTAAGTTTGGAGTACAGGCTTCATATCATCGAATTACTGCATTCAATATTAGTTATACCAGGAAGAATATTGTTTTATGTGTCGCAACCTATCTATCAAAAGAAGCTCGTCAAAATTTTAGTGAACCAATTGAAGAAATCGATATCGAAATACCACAAAGCGATTTTAATACATTTTTAGAAACGAATCCGATTGAACGTGGTTATCTATGGCTTAAAGAAAATGTGGTAGGCTTTGAAGATGCAGCAGATGATTTTGAAGTTGTAGATTCTATCTTAGAAGTAGAGACATTAGAAAATGAAGAACCTGTTACTTAGTCAAATAGAGGGGCTTTTTCCTATTTCAAAGATATTACTTGTCTATTATGGTGGTTCAATCGCATATGGCTTACAAGATGGTGAAAGTGATGAAGATATCACAGTTGTTCTTGATAACTTTAGTGGGAATATTCATTTGAATCTTGATAAGGTTGATTTGTTTGTATTCTCAAGAGAACGTTTTATCCAAAGACAGCATTTTGATGAATCAATTACTTCATACCATAGAGCTAGTGCTGATAACTTAATGAGCATTGATTCAAATCTGATCTATCTTGATACTTCATTTATAGATGAATTGGAAAGTATTAAATACTGTGATTCGAAGGAATTCATGTTAAAACATTTAACAGCCCAGATAGATTATGGGAAAATGCGCTTTGAAATCAGTCAAAACTTAAAGTCTCATTATCATATCTTTCGTATGAGAGGAATGGTTGATAACTTCGATAAAACAGGTCACTACAATTTAACAGTACCTGAACCCTGGTATTCAAAAATGATGGACTATAAACTCAATTGGGATAACGAGATAGGGCAAAGCTATCTTACGGAACTGGAAGCAGAACTTCAATACTTAATAGAATACAGAGATAGGATGATGAATGATGAACTGGGATAACTTATTACATTTATTTAGGATGGAAAACCTAATCTATTGGATTGTAACAATGGTTGTAGTTATTTTAACGACCATAAAGCAATTCAACAGACAAGAAAAAAATAACAAGTCAAAAAATGATGAAATCATGGTTAACTTACAAAAAATTGAAAAGCAAAATGTGAAAATGATTAATCTACTTGAACTTCACTCACAGGACATAAAGTCATTAAAAAAAGATGTGAACGTTTTGGAACATAGGGTATCAAGATTAGAAGATTCGCAAGTCAATATCTATAAACATTTAGGAGGAAAAGAAAATGACAACGCTTGAAATATTACTACTTATATCTTCGCTATTGTTACTGGCGTTATATGTAACATCGAAAATAAGTAAGGATCAATCATTGAACGAGATCATCAAAGAGGTTAAACAAGATCTTAAAAACACTGCTGAAAATGTATATGATCTTGTCTGCAAAGCAAAAGATATTGTTTTTGATGATAGTGTGCAAAAGACGATCAAAGAATTCATTATGATCGTAGAAGAAAAGAATCAGCTAGCGAAAACCAAAGGCGAGACATACCTCGTTGGTGATGATAAAAAGTTAGCAGTAATCTCACGGTTAAGTGAATGGGTTAGTAATATCACAGGTTCTACAGAAAAGGCAGTTGAATTTGTTGAGACAAATCAATCAAAGATTGAAGCAATCATAGATGACTACATTTCCTTTAGTAATAAGATGCAAGGAAAAGAAACTTTATCTGAAGCAGAAAAAATTATCAAAGAACAATTAAATAAATAACTAATTAAACCTCATGTTTAGGAAAATTTTCCTAGTGTGAGGTTTTTTTTATTTTCTTTCACTATTTACCGGCAAAACGCAACTTACCTCGCCATTTAACTAGTGAAGGAGGTTGATCTTATGAAGGATGATGTAAAAAATAAGATAAACGAGTTGAAAGAAAAAGGATATGGATACAAAAGAATTGCAAAAGAGTTATCTATGACTGCGAGTGCAGTAAGGTATACACTAGCAAAAATATCAGAAGAAGATTTACTTGTAAGCACATGCAAATACTGTGGAATCACCATGAAGTCAGTTAAGGGTAAAAAGAAAAAAGTCTTTTGTTCTGACTCTTGTAGGTGGCAGTGGTGGAATCAGAAACATAGAGAAGATAAACATCATGGAACGCTCTAATCTTGAAAAATATTTTTTATCCATAACTCCCATAAAATTAATGTTTGAAAAAGGAATCATGGCAAAGCAAGATTATCAGAAAGTTGAGTCTTTTTTAGCAGATAAGTATTGTATCAAAAAAGGTAGTCTATACCGACTTATTGACTTGACTATACCTTCAAAAAGAGTGATATATAGTGTGTCGGAAGAGGAGGTAAATGATGACAAAGAGAACAGTAACAAAAGTAAACACATTACCAAAATTAACGAGTAAAAAAAGAGTAGCAGCCTACGCTAGAGTTTCAAGTGGCAAAGATGCAATGCTTCATTCACTTTCTTCACAGGTTAACCATTATAAGAAACTGATCCATGATAATAGTGAATGGTCATTTGCTGGTGTGTATGCAGATGAAGCGTTAACTGGTACTAAAGATTCACGATTGGAGTTTCAAAAATTACTTGAGGATAGTAGAGCAGGGAAGATAGATATGATCATCACCAAATCGATATCAAGGTTTGCTCGAAACACCGTCACTTTATTAGAAACCGTTAGAGAATTGAAATCACTAGGTATTGATGTATTCTTTGAGGAACAGAATCTGCATACACTAAGCGGTGAAGGTGAAATGATTTTAACGTTCCTTGCTACATTCGCTCAAGAGGAATCCAGAAGCACATCGGAGAATATGAAATGGAGAATCAAGAAGGACTTCGAGCAAGGTATCCTATGGGGCGGTAAACCATGTCTAGGATATGCGCTTGAGGATAAACGTTTCATCGTAATACCAGATGAAGCTAAGATCGTACAACAGATTTATCAATTATACATTGATGGATATGGTGCAGATACGATCGGAAAGATACTATCTTCTAAGGGCATTGACCCACAGAAATCATCAAAATGGAACCGCTCAACTATCATGCATATTTTATCTAATTATAACTATACGGGTGATTTGATCCTTCAGAAAACATTTAGAGAAAACCATTTATCTAAAAGAAAAGTCATCAACTCAGGTGAGCTTGATCAGTATGCAGTTAAAAATAATCATGAGACGATTATTAGCAAGGATCTATTTGATAAAGTTCAAGAAATACGAAAGCAGCGAGCTGAAAAAATCAAACCAAGATTAAATAAAAAACACCAAGCTTTCAAGGGCATGATAAAGTGTGGCATTTGTGGTAAAGCATATACACATAAGTCTACTCCACATAATGAAATATGGAAATGTTCACTTTCAGTAACGAAAGGTATAGAGGCTTGCCCATCCAAACAAGTACCAGATAGAGAAATTAAAAAAGCTGCTAACACAATGTTGAAAACAAGATCATTTGATGAAATCTACTTTAAATCAAAAGTTAATCAGGTACTCGTGATGCCTAATAGGAAGCTTATCTTTCAATTGAAGAATGGTACGAGCATCGAACAGGATTGGAATAAAAGTTCGAGAAGTGAATCATGGACTCCTGAAATGAGGGAGAAAGCAAGGATCAGAGCACTTAAACAGCATAAAGGAGGTGTTCATCATGGCTAAGGTTACAGTCATTCCATCTACGATTCACCCATTAACACAAATGCCACTAAATCAAATTGCAGTTAAGAAAGTTGCAGCCTATGCAAGAGTTTCAACAAACTCAGATGAACAATACACTAGTTATGAAGCTCAAGTCACTTATTATAAGAAGTTTATAGAAGATAAACCAGATTGGGAATACATCAACGTTTATGCAGATGAAGGTATTTCAGGGACTAATACAAAAAGACGTGTAGGTTTTAACAAAATGATCGCAGATGCATTAAGCGGAAAGATAAACCTAATAATTACTAAATCCATATCAAGATTTGCAAGAAATACACTCGATACGATTTCCTATGTTAGAAAGTTAAAAGATCATGGTGTTGAAGTGTTCTTTGAAAAAGAGAATCTATGGACATTGGATCCAAAGAGTGAACTCATCTTAACCATCATGGCTTCAATTGCACAAGAAGAATCACGTTCAATCAGTCAAAATGTGACGTGGGGTAAGAGAGTCGGTTTCCAGCAAGGTAAAGTTTCATTTGCCTATAAGTCTTTTCTAGGCTATAAGAAAGAAGATGATAAGATTGTGATTGATGAAGACCAAGCAGTGATTGTTAGAATGATTTACAAAATGTTTTTGGTTGAAGGAAAGACTGCTTCAGGCATAGCAAACTATTTGAAATCAAAGCAAGTAAAAACCCCCACTGGTAAAACGAATTGGACTAAGAATAACGTGAATTCAATTCTTACCAATGAGAAGTATAAAGGTGATGCGCTACTTCAAAAGACTTATACTGAAAACTATCTTGATCATAAAATGGTTAAGAATAACGGACAAATTCCTCAGTACTATGTTGAAAATAGTCATCCAGCTATCATTGACAGAGATATGTGGGAACAGGTTCAAATTGAACTTAAAAGAAGAGAACGAATTGGTGCTAAATACTCATCGTCTGATATATTTGCATCGAAACTGATATGTGAGGACTGTGGTGGATTCTATGGCAAAAAGAAATGGCATTCCAACAGCAAGTACTCCAGATACGTATATCAATGCAATAATAAGTTTCATAAGCATAAAGACAAATGCCAAACGCCAAATCTATCAGAAGAAGATATTAAGCTTAAATTCATAAGAGCATATAATCTTTCAATGGAAGATAGAAAAAGAATCATAGAAGATACATGCGAAGTCATAGAACTGCTAACGGATACAGCAAAACTCGATGATGCTATCTCTGGACTTGAGGATGAGATCATGATAACTTCAGAAATTGTGAGTAGACTTGTCAATGAAAATTCAAAAACTGATATTGCTTTAGAAGATTACAATAAAAAGTATGAAGAGTTGTCCAATCGATATGACAGACTTAAAAACAAACACGCAGACTTATTAAACGAAAGAAATGAAAAGCAAGGACAAGCACTTATAATGAAAGTTTTCATAAAAAACCTATCAGAGTCAGAAGATAAGCTTGATGAATGGAATGAGCGAATTTGGATGCTTTTAGTAGACGGGGCAACAGTTCACAGAGATTCGAGCATTACATTCAAGTTATATAATGGCATTTATGTAAAAACAAAATAAAGAGAGGTCTACCGGTTGAGAAACAGGTAGCCTTTTTGGTTTGCTCTTGTCAAATCAATTAATAAATAGTATAATATTATTGTCAAAAGATAAACGGCTTTGACGGTCTCAAAATTGGGATATAAAACAGAATCGATTTAATGTTTCTTATGCAAGTGGGAATCTATTAAATGATCATGATTTATATAAACATTTTGCAAAGTTAAAAGCCTATGGTAAAAGGAATCAATCTATTCTAGTGGGATTGGTATACCTTCTTTGATAGGCTTTTTGTTTATCTTCCTGACAAATAGAAAAAGGAGGATTTTAAAAATGAAAGAATTAAATGAGCATTTAGAAGATGTTCAAAGACAGATTAGTTACTGGTTTAACAATATCGACTTATTATTCCAGGCTTTCACCAGACGTTCTTATTCAGAAGAAAACGGTGGCGAGAACAACGAAGTATTGGAATTTGTAGGCGATAGGGTTTTAGATTTTTACGTAACCAAAATACTTATGGATCGTTATGGTTATACTAAATCACAACTTGATGACTACGAATCTGAAGAAGACGATGATGAATTTGTTGTCGACACTTATACGAATGAGGGCAGCTTAACAAACATCAAAAAGAAATTAGTTAATAAGAAGATGCTTGCACATCGAATTGATAAGTTAGGATTTAAAGAATACTTATTTATGGGTAAGGGAGACATCCAACAACATAAAGAGAATGAAGAATCAGTGAAGGAGGATTTATTTGAAGCGATACTTGGTGCAATAGCAATAGACTCAGATTGGAATACGGATGATTTAGAAAACTCAGTAAGTTTTATGTTGAATATGGACCATTTCTTGAGTCATGGTTTTACTGAAGATGATGATTACGTTGGTTTGGTTCAACAGTGGAATCAAAAAGAAAATGGTGAGATCCCAGAATATGATTTCCAACTATTGTTTAGTGGAAGTTATATAGCTTCCTTAACCCTGAAAACCAAAAGGGGATCACTTCGCTACCAAGCAGAAGGTGGTAGCAAATCAGAAGCGAGATCCAATGTTGCAAAATATGCGTATAACGATCTTGATGAACATAATGAGTTATTTACAATTATGGATGAGCTCCCAGAAGAATTAACACTAGAAAACTCAATAAACACACTTCAAGAATTAGCACAAAAAGGATATGTGGCAATGCCTGAATATGATTTACCAGAAGACCAGGTTTATGATAACGAAGGCAATCCTAGATGGATTTGCACATGCACGATTAGAAGCCATGCAATAAAAGAAACGGCTTATGCTAGTTCAAAGAAAGTTGCAAAGAAATACGCAGCATATCTTTGTATCTGTAATATTTGTGGACTAGAAGATAAATACGAAGATGATGAAAACTAAACAATTGTAACCCTAAAATCAGATAAGCCTATATTATTAGTGCCTAATTATGCTAAACTATATTGTGTATGTAATGCGTATTAGATATGACAAAATCAAAAATCACAATGCTGATTGGGCACTTTTAATTGGGGATTGGAGGTGGATTTTTGGGTGCATCATTAATTGAGATAATTTCAAATATAGTTAACATTACTGGTAATCCTATAGCAGATACTATAATTTTTGCCATTATTGGAATAATTAGTGGATCAATAGCTTTTGGCTTTGTTAGAATGCTTTTTGATGCAATTGGAAACCACGATT